GGGCTTATGCTCTCAGCTCGCAAGTGGGCGGAGGGACCGTCCACGTGCTTAAGCGCAATTGGACCCGAGACTATATAGAAGAGCTGCGATTCTTCCCGCATTCCAAGTATAAGGACCAGGTGGACGCGAGCAGTTCAGCCTTCAACCGGCTTGCCCGCAAGAAGCGGAAGATGGGCGGAATGAGATTATAATAGGTGTGAAGAAGCCAATAATTTGTCCGAAGTGTCAGAGTAGGTTTAGCACGGCGTTCCGCTTTGCTGAACATTTAATGAAACACAAACGGGTAGAACAAGGTGTAAAGCCTCACCGCCCGCTTAATTCCTATCACTCATAATATGAAACTAAATATTGGTTTGTCGGTGGTCTGTTTAACGGGAGCATTGCTGGCGGGTCCAGCCAAGCTCTCCAAGTTCTCCGAGCCCACGGTCCCGCCCGGCTGGCATCGGGTCACAATGCAATGGCATTATTACTCGGGGTGGGAAACGAATGGTATCTCTTTCAACGTGCGGGAATTTCCCGACAACGATAACAAGCGGGACTTGTGCTCTTGCAAAATCATCACCAACGTCCACGCACTCTCGGCAGAGTTCTTTGCTCACCCGGGATTGTGGCGCGGGATCACAGCCACCAATCTCTACAGTGGAGTGGAGTCTGGTGAAGGCATTGCTCCGGTGGGACAAGTCATTCACGAGGGGACCGCGAGATAATAGGGGTATGCGATTGAAATTATCGGACGTGGAAGTGGAGCGGATACGGCAGGCTTACAACCTAAGTCAAATGGTCCTGGCAGCGGTAAAGCGGAAGCCTTTGAAAGGGGAGGCGCTGGAGGAGATGAAGACGTTGGAGAATGCCGTCCAGTGCCTCGAGATTATGTTGCTGGGGAGATAATAAAGTCATGATGAAACGTCCCATTGTAGCTGCTTACCAGTATCGCCGTATCTGGCGTGGTCCTTTGACTCGCAAGCGGTGGCGTCACATCTGGCGCCAGATAAAGCGGCGGCTGGAGGCGTGGCAGGAAGGATTGAGGGGAAGATGATACTTGGATTCACTGGGACCCAGCATGGGATGAACGGCCGGCAGCTGGAACAGTTGCAATGGCTGCTTGCCCACTTCTCCCACGTGCATGAATTTCACCATGGCGATTGTGTTGGGGCGGACGCGGAAGCTCATGTGTTAGCCAAACAGCAAGGCATACCTACCCACGTTCATCCGCCACGAGAGACGGAGAAGCGGGCGGGATTGCTCGGCAACGTCAACTATGCTCCTTTGACTTACCTCCTACGCAATGAGCAGATAGTGAAGTCATGCGAGTTGCTCATTGCTACGCCTCGGGAGGTTGCGGAGCAGTTGAGGAGCGGGACGTGGGCGACCGTCCGCCATGCCCGCAAGCTTCACAAAATTGTGATCATCCTTTACCCGTAGGTATGACTGACGAAGAATTAGCTTACTGCCTTTTGATATTGGCTCTCCTGTTTTGGTTCAGTTTCTTGTTCTGAGGAGATAATATGTCGTGCGGCTGTTCAAAGCGTGGCCCTCTATGGTAAATAAAAACGAAGGGTCTGACTCTGGTGGGTCCGGATTGCAAACGGTGTCATTCACAAACCCACAGCTAGATTGGCCTGCTAGTGAAGAACAGCCGCACCTGAATTTATGAAGAAAGTAGATCAAGCAGCCGCTGAGGCACTAGACCGCCTTATTGGGACCCTGGACGAGCCTTGGATACGGCCTCTTTTGCGTAGGGCTTACGACTTAGGGAGAAGGCACGGTCGTAAGGAGGAGCGACGGGAGAACAAACCAAAAAAGTCCCCAGTGAGGCGCTTATTTTCGCCTTCTTGGACGGACGATCAAAGAGCATAAAGAATTTATGAGTATGGAAAAAGGTTATACAATCCCCGTGCATGACCACGGGTTCGTTCGTTACATCGACCACATGGGAATCGACCTCGACATTGTGGAGGCGGCCCGCGTGTCTTACAAAAGCCCGAGCAAGGGAGAGGAGGCTGACAAGAAACTCCTCCGCTACTTGTTCAAGCATCGCCATACGAGCCCCTTCGAGATGGTCAAGCTCAAGCTCAACATCAAGCTGCCCATCTTCGTGATGCGGCAGTATATCCGCCACCGCATGCAGAACGTGAATGAGCTGAGCGCGAGGTATAGTGAGCTGCCGGACGAGTTTTTCATTCCGGAGAAGTGGCGGTATCAAGATACTAAAAACAAGCAAGGAAGTTTAGACACGAGGGAAACCTGGAATCCGGTAGTAGATCCCTTATCACGTGATACCGCGTCCGAATCTGTAGAGTTGCATTACAAGCGGTCCTATGAGCTTTACAAGCGACTTCTCCTAGCAGGCATCGCTCGCGAGCAAGCCCGCATCGTCCTTCCAGTCGGCATTTATACGGAGTTCTATTGTTGCTGGGACATGAATAACCTGCTCAAGTTCTTTACGCTGCGGGACGACCCACACGCCCAGGGCGAACACCAGGACTATGCTCAAGCGGTGAAGCAGATAGCTCGGCACTTCTTTCCCTGGACGATGGAGGCTTACGATTCGATTAAGTGGAAGGTGGTGGAGGAGAATCTGCCTTGATATGAGTGGCGAGGATCTAATTGTGTTTATGATTATCGTGGTTCTGTTTGCTATGTATTGGAGCAGCAAGAACTCGGGAAAGGATAAATGATCAAGAAACAGGTATGTGATTGCGGTAGGTTGATAGAACCCGAACGGCAGGCGCTGGACTTGCCTCACTGTGAAGCTTGCGCCAAACAGTTTCCGGGCAACATCCTCAATGACGTGCGGGACAAGGAGGGACATTCTAAGGGAGTGCAGGAGCGGCAAAAACTGCCTGCGATTGGCACTCGCATTCGATTTCTCAAAGCTCTCACGGCTCCCGCCAATGAGGACCACCCCTACCTTATTTATGCTGAGAAGGGAGAGTTGGGAACGGTCGTTAGCTACGGCTGCAAAGAAGGTTGCTGGGTTGTAGCGGAGCGATGCGTGCATCCCTTTGGCGCTTCGGAGGAGGAGTTTGAGGTATTGCCCCCGAATTCCCCGTGCAGTAGTGTTAGGACGTGAAAAAACTGAAGAGCTTCCTCTTGTTGTTGACGGTCTTTGTAACTGGCGTCTCTGCAATAACCATTTTAGTGATGCCTTTGGGCGGGCAATCCACCGACCCAGTTTGGGTGGAAATCGTGTCGCCCACGCCGGGGGAAGTAATTAGTGGGACCAATGTTCTTATATCGGTTCAAGCTGATAGTAGGGCGGGCCCGATTACGAAGGTAGAATTCTATCGCGATGGCGTCCTCTTCCAGACGTGGACTAACGACTTTTCTGTTTCGCATCCTTCATTCCTTCGGGCGTTCTAATTTCTTTGCTAGTGAAAGTCTGTGGTCCGTGTTAGTTTGGGAAATATGAAAGTCACCAGTCTAATACGGAATGCTTTCCTGTCCCGCAAGGCGTGGCTGCAAAAGTTAATGGACCCGCGGAGGGACATTGACGCCGAGTGCGGCCATCCTGAACAGATCTCCCTTGATGATTACAAGCGGATGTTTACCCGGGGTGATGTGGCGGCCCGCGTCGTGTCTCTCTTCCCCGAAGAAACGTGGAAGGAGAGTCCGGACGTCTACGAGACAGAGGACGAAACGGAAACAGAGTTTGAACTTGCCTGGAAGGATTTGGAGCAGCGGATTCCTCTTTTCACTTACTTGCAGCGGGCGGACGTTCTGAGTGGTGTGGGGAGGTTCGGGGCCCTTCTGTTAGGGTTCGATGACGGACTGCCGCTGAGCGAGCCGGTGGCCAGTGTCTTGGCGGCGGAGGCAGCGGGTGAGCCGGGCGTGGGCGCCGGCGAAATGAAGCTTCTTTATCTTCGCCCGTTGGACGAAACGATCTTGGAGGTCCCCTCGCTGGAAACTGACGCAACCAGTCCACGCTACGGCCAGCCTACGCTCTACCGCGTTTCGTTTGAGGATATGAACACATCGAGCGAGCAGATCGTGGAAGTCCACTGGACCCGCATGATTCACTTAGCCGACAACCGCACCAATTCCGAAATCTACGGTTGCCCGCGGATGGAGAAAGTATTCAACCGCTTGCTGGACTTGCGGAAGATAGCGGGCGGTTCGGGGGAGATGTTTTGGAAGGGTGGATTTCCTGGTTTGTCGATCGAGTCGCAGCCGACGGACGAGGATGTGGAATTCGACAAGGATGCGACGAAGGAACAGATCGAGTCTTACATGAACGGGCTCCAGCGATACATTGCCACCGTCGGCATGACAGCTAAAAGTCTTAGCGTGCAAGTAGCCGATCCCGCGCCTCATGTTGATCTCCAATTAAAGCTTATCTCTGTGGCCATGGCCGTTCCGTGGCGCGTCTTTGTCGGGTCCGAAGCCGCCCAGCTAGCCTCGGAGCAGGATACCCGGGCTTGGAACGCGAGAATCACGAAGAGGCGGGTAGAGTATGTGAATCCCTTTGTGCTCCGCCCCTTCTGCGACCGCCTAGTTGCGGCGGGTGTGTTGCCCATGCCGGTGGACGGCTACGAAATAGACTGGCCTGATTTGAATAGTCCGTCGGATTTGGATAAGGCGGCGATCGCAGAGCATCGATCCAATGCGCTGGCGAAGTATGTGACGGGCGGGTGTGATGTAATTGTCCCTCCCTTTCACTATCTGACCTTAGTGTTAGGCATGTCGGAAGAGGAAGCGGATTCGGTGATAGAAGCGGCGGAGGAACAGCTGGCCAATGTGGATGAGAAGCTTCTTCAGCCGCCGCCTCCGCCCGTGGTTGTAGCTCCGCCTGGCGCCAAGCCCGGAGCCCTTCCACCGCCGGGAGGCAATGGAAACCGTTTTGGCGGACGCTGACATGCCTCTCCTCCTTCACGTTCACCACCGTCCGGTGAGGAATGCCCGGCGCCGGGTCCATGCGAACCCGCTGCGGGTAGATCCCACGAGGACGTTGGTGCTTCGCAAGCAATTCATGACGGAGATGCGGAAAGCCTTCCGCAATCTCAAGAAGGAAGTAATCAAGTTCATTCTTACTTTGGATGCTTTGGGTCTGGATGAGAAGAAGGGAATGGTCCCTTTTGGCAAGCTCGTGGGCAACATCCAACCGCGTGAATACGAGTTCCGGACCGACTCCCAGAAACTCTCTATCTTTAATGATTGGTTCCGGCAGCAAGTAGAAGCTCACGTTCTCTCGCCGGACCCGGGCACTCCGCACGGTGTTCCGTGGACTACGGAATTTGTGGAGAGCGCCTATAAGAGGGGAATGATTAATGCCTATTTGTCCTCGAAGGAGGGAAAGCTTTTTGACGCCCAGGGGATAGGGCAGCAAACCCAGGAGCAGTTTTTAAGAGCCTCCTTCGGCGCGCCGGAGGCGATGTCTAAAGTGCAGATGCTAGGCACGCGGGCCTGGGAAGGTATGAAGGGAATCACGACCACGATGGGTTCGCAGATGAATCTTATCCTGGCGCAAGGGATGGTGGACGGGAGCGGAGCGGAAGCAATCGCCCGGGAAATGGAGGACAAGATAAACGGGCTGGTGGAGGGGAGGGGGATGACGATCGCCCGGACGGAGATCATTAATGCCCACGCGGAAGGGCAGCTAGACGCCTTCGAAAAGTTAGGGGTGGAGGAGCTAGGCATTAAAGCGGAATGGTCTACGGCGGGAGATGATAGGGTCTGCGAAGAATGCGAGCCGATGGAGGGACAAGTTTTCACTGTGGAAGAGGCCCACGGGTTGATTCCGCTCCATCCCAACTGCCGCTGCACATGGATTCCGGCGGAGGCGGACGCTAAGACAACGGGAGGAATAGATCGAACGGCAGCGGGTGGTTTGTCAGTGGAGGCAATACAAGTGGCTGACGAGATGGCAGCCACCCTGTCCCGCGGGGAGTTAGAGACCAATTTGCAGTTAGCTCGGGCCGCTTTTAATTTGGCGAAGAAGGCGGGAGTAACCGGGGATGAATTGGCCGCGTTGCAACGGGAAGTCTGGCGGAGCAATCGGGCTCTGTGGAAGTTCAAACAAATCGCAGTGGCTCCACCTCCTCCGGGTCCAGTGCCTTTGCCGATAGTGCCTAAGCCTATTGTGCCAACGCCGGCGCCCTCTTTGCCAGTTGTGCCAACGCCGGCGGAGATAATTCCACCTAAGCCCATAGCAGTCCCGGAGCCGGTTGTGCCTAAACCGGCCGCAGTTACGAAGTGGACGGAGCCGGCGCAATACCGGGAGGATATGCTCGCCCAGGCAGCTAAGATAACGGAAGATCCCCAGTATAGAATCTTGAAGCAAAAGGCTTGGGATGCTTATTTTGAATATCAAAAGGTTCTAAGTGAAAGCAGAACGGGTGCATTGGACGAGGTGTCTCAGGCGTTGAGGGATGCTAAGGTGGCGCAAACCAGAATCGTTTATGATGAGGCAGCTGAAGCCCGGCGCGTAATGGGATTTGCGTTGAAGGAGAAGGCAGATGACGTTGTGTGGAAGGCCTTGGTGGAGGAGAACAACTTAGTTTCAAAGGTAGCTTTGCCTAATGTCGATGCCGCTTTCTCCGGACCTATGGAGGATATTCTTTCCCTTATGCCAGAAGGACGGGCCACCGCGCAAGAGTTGGTTGAACTAAATAGGCTCACGATGGAGAGAAGGGCCATGGATGCATTGGGCGAATACAATCCCTCCACGACCCGCATTGGTTTGCGGCCGCTTTCCCAAGTGAAGGAGTGGGACGACGAATCGAAGACAATAGCCCATGAATTCGGGCATCATATTTCTTATAAGATCCGGTCTATTATGGAGGCTCAGAATGCTTTCTTTGAGAAGCGGACCGCCGGGGAGAAGATTAAATCACTTGGCGGAGGACTTAAGGCGAGTATTAAGGGGAAGAAGGATTTGTTTGGTAAGACGAGGGCCTATGCGGGACGGGTGTATCCACGCGGAGAATATCCGGAAGTGATTTCCGTGGGTGTTGAATTGCTGTGGAAGGATGCGGTGGCCTTTGCTAAAGCAGACCCGGAGTATTTCGACGCCATTGTGAAGATGTTAAAAGGTTTGTGATAATAAATGTATGCTGATGATTGAAATATTTGAGGACTCGGCAATTTGGCACGACGAGGAAACTCAGTGGGAGTCGCGGAACGAACACATAGCCCACCTGCTCAATGCTACTATTCCGGAGGAGATTACTGATACCGATGCTCCTTTTCGGGAAGGCGGACGGCAGGGCATTGCGTTGGCGGGAGCCCGCAAACAGTTGGGGAAAGACATCAAAGTTGTCAAGGAAACGGAGCCGCCTGCACCACGAGAGGAGCCCGGAATTATATACTAATGGTTAAGCCAGTGACATACGGGCGGATGGGCAATTTCTTATTTCAGGCAGCGGCAGCCACGGCCTACGCCTGGAAGCATGGGCTGGATTACACCCTTCCCCACGAGCCCACAAAGAAGGGCCCTGTTTACCTCCAGCATCTAGTTAACCCGCGGTGGGACCCGGACCTTCAGGAGGTTATCGTTACGGAGCAGGGGTTCGCCTTTCAAGAGCTTCCTTTCCAAAGTGAGTGGCGGGACAAGAACATCATCTTGGATGGCTACTGGCAGAGCGAAAAGTATTTCAGGCAATACCGCGACCAGCTGTTAGAGGCGTGGAACTTTTCTTGGATGGAGTGGAAGGGATACGTTTCCATCCACGTCCGTCGCGGGGACTTCCTCCGCTTGCATAAGAAACATCCACCAATAGGGAAGGATTGGATAGAGCGGGCGATGAAATTGTTTCCCGGATTCCGCTTCATGTTCTTTAGTGACGACATCGAATGGTGCAAGTTCGCATTCGGCGGGCCGCATTGGATTACCTTCTCCGAAGGGCGGAACGAGGTTCAGGACTTGTGTTTGATGAGTGGATGTGAGCATCAGATTTGCTCTGCTTCCACTTATAGTTGGTGGGGAGCCTGGCTCAATCAGAATGCTAAGAAGCGTGTCATTATGCCTAAGCTTTGGTTCGTGCCCGGCTGGGGTGGACTAGATACTAAGGATATTGTGCCACCGGAGTGGGAAAGACTATAGTAGTATGAAATTTGCGCGAGCGGTTTATTGTGACGGGGTTGATAGTTGGTATATTCGATTTGGTTCACAACATGGAATGGATGTTATGTTCAAAGAGAGGTCGGAGGAGCAAGCTAAGATTCATGAGAAGTTGATAAACGAATCTTTGAATCGGGACCTCAAGAAAAGAAAGTCATGAAGATAACTGCTTTTTGTCCTACGCTTAATCGCCCCGAATTGCTCGGGCGCCTTATAGCATGTTTCGAACACCAAACGCATGAGGACCGGGAATTAATTATCCTAGACGATGGCGGGCAGTATTGGAATCAAAGTGGGGACCGCTGGCATTTGATCTCTGTCCCACGGAGGTTCCGTTCACTAGGGGAGAAGAATAACGCAGCCATTGCTCTAGCATCCTTTGACAGCTTAGCTGTGGCGAAGGCGGACGATGACGATATTTATATGCCCTGGTGGTTGGAGTCGTTAGCTGATGCCTTGCAATCCGGAGAAGTAGTCCAGCCTAGGTTTGCCATCGACTTCGTGGGTAACGAATGGGTCCAATGTGAAACGCATAATGCCAAGCGGAACCGTTGTGCCTATCATGGGTGCTGGGCTTATCGGCGGAGTGTCATCGCCAAGACAGGAGGCTATCGGCCGGAGTATGCGGGGGATGATCAGGAGTTTGATAGGCGGCTTCGTGCGTTAAACGTGCAATCCGTCGACATCAACGAGAAGAAATTTAAGCCTTTCTATTGGTATAACCGCCCGCTCCCCGGCCGGATAAGCGACCGCGGCGGCTCCGAGCAAGCGTATATCGACACTGGCAACACGGTCCCCTACGTGGGTAAGGTGCCTAAGTGGGAAGGCGAGCCCGTGTGGGAGCGGCCTATTCCCACTAAACGCATTGCTCGACAATGGTGATTTATGGAACCTAAAAAACGAAATGACTTCGCTCCGTTCTTAGTGAGTCTAGGACTTATAGAGGCTGCGGTGGAGATAGGAGTAGCTGAAGGAGGCTTCAGTTTTTACTTGTTGGATCGGTGGCCGGGGACCTGTTATCAGGTAGATCCTTGGCTGCACTTGACTGAGGGAACCTATAAAGACTTTTGCAACCAGAACACCGAAGAACAGGAACGGCGTTTCAAGTTGGTGACAGACAAGTCGAAGAAATACAATGGGCGGTCGCGTGTGATGCGGGTGTTTTCCGACGCAGCATCCTTATTCTTTCCCGATAACTTCTTCGACTTTGTTTATATCGATGCTAACCACAAGTTAGAGTTCATCCGTGAGGACATAGGGCTGTGGTGGCCCAAAGTAAAGTCGGGAGGAATCTTTGCTGGGCATGATTACTTGGAT